TTCTCCATCCGGGCCACCAGAGTGCAGAAACCTATGGGAGATTTTATGACTCAGTCAGGATACCAGAGTGTATTTAGATATAGGAAGTCTTTCCTCTATTTCACGTGCCAGATCTCCAGAGATCCTTTCTCGGTTCCATGCCAGCAGGCCCCCTCTAAATCTCCGGTCTCCTGGTAAAAAATAAAAGCATAGCCTTTATTTTAACATTAACAAAAAACAAAGAAGATACTGGCTAGTTCAGTATCTTCTTTAAACTTACCTACTTACTGGCTTAGGACCAGGACCAATCCAAATTCTAAATGCCCGTTTCCCATAATCTTTAGCAAAATGCTTTACTCCAGATTTATCTGTAAAAGATGCTCTTAGTATATACATTGGCTTATCCTCCTTTCGCAAGTCACTTGCCAAAGGATTATCATCGTGCTATAATCAAATTGCGAAGTTTGAAAACATACTAGCTACACAATGATAAATTGTGTTGGCAGTGACCAGGCATCTCATTATGATGCCTGGGTTTTCTTTATGTTAAGGAATTTTCCTAAACATCAATATCTGGTATTCCATATTTCCGCTTTAATTCTGGATATTTTTTCACTATAATCAAGGCTACCTCTCCTAATGCGTTTTTAATCTTTGAATGCGTACCCGGCTCATTTCCTACATCCACTCTCAACACTTCCACCGGAGCAATCCCATTTTTATATTCATACAATGCAAGAAATGCTCCTTCCCTCTTTTGATTATCGTAAGGGATAAAACGCAATTCAAAATCTTCAATTATTTCACTTTTCGCTTTATATAGTTCATCTACCATCTCATTATAGAATTCATCCACAAACCCTTCTGCAAACCACCTCTTATTTTGATCAATAAGTAATCTGATAGCATAATCAATTAATTCATTCTGTGAACGATTTAAAATTTTGGAAAGTTCCGACAATGCTTCGTCCAATTTTCTATCAATTCGAAAACTTTTCTGTATTAAATCCTTTTTTTCTAGCATACATATTCCCTTTCACCCTAGTTATCGCCTTGCCCATATTGATATTATATATGATATCATTTTTAATGTCAACCATCATTTTCTATATACCAGATTTCCAGCGATCCCTTCTCGGTTCCATGCCAGCAGGCTCCTTCTAAATCTCCGGTTTCCTGGAGGTAATACCAGTCTCCAGAACCGTCTGCCGGATCCACCTGCTGTTTAGATGGGTTCCAGCGGTGCCAGCCGGTTTTGATATAGCCATCCCCGCCGAAGAGATACCAGTGGTGGTTGATCGTCTCCCACTTATTTTTTAGCCAGGTGCCATCGGCGTTCTGGTACCACCAGCTGTTGGCATCCTTCTGCCAGCCCTCAACGATCTTCTCCGCTTCTTTCCAGGTTTTCATAAATTCTTCCGGTGTCTTAAACTCTTTCTTGATCCCGATGGTGCTGCTTCCCCAATCCGGAAGCTGGAAATGAGGCTTATCCACGATGGATTTCCAATTTCCGCCCCATTCTAATCCGATGGACACGCCAATCGCTCCCACCCTGGTGAAAAAGCCATCTTTATCATAATAAGCCCCACGGCCATCAGCGCGGTAAATGTCAAAGGCAGTTCCCCATTGATGATAGGAGCTGTAGCTGGAGCCCGGAGCATTAGTCACAATGCTTCCTGGTGTCGTGCGCCCCTGGGCATATAGGGTATCCTGTTCCGATCTGGTGCGGAGAGTTTCACCGATTTTGATCTGAAGGCCCTGGGCAGAACATTTCTGGATCAGCTCTGTGGCTAGTTTCTGGAGGCGTGGATGGCATAATGTAATATCTCTCATAAATTTGTCCTCTTTTCTTTATAATATGAAAAACCAGGATTTTGGCTCCCTGGTCAATTTTTGTATTTATGGTATCTTGAAAACTGTTTCTGCATATGCTATAATGCCAATAGGCAAAAAGATATCAGTATCCATGGTGATACAAAACAAAAGCCCCTGAGTCTCGACCACTCAGGGGCTTTTTTCCTACTTTTAAGCAGTTAGGCATCTGCAGGCTGGTTACCGTTGCTTATCGCTTGTCCAGCCATTTGTTGATGCAGTGGCAAGCTACACCAGCCATGACAGCGATTAAAAAAGATATCAGATGTTCCATGATGATACACCTCCTTCCTGTCACCAGAATGGGAGGCGGTAACATTCGCATTATAGCATACAATCAGTTTTCATTCTACCAGTTTCTTTTTGTGCCGGCACAAAGTTGTGACGTCACAACCTACAGTCATCACCCCGACTGCCGGGAGATATCCGGATCACCTCCTTCTATTCGTCTTTTCCAGTCTGTTTCACAATCTGATTTACATAAGTAGATAATCCTGCCACGAGAATTCCCTGTGTGATCGCGGTAAACACGGCCAGGGCAATATCCTGGCTGCCAGTGCATACACAGGTAGCAAATACATAGATGGCACAGATCACAATGCCAACAGCGCCATTGATCAACGGAATGTATTTGTCTTTCACCGTCTCACTCTGCTTCAGCCATGCGCCAATAAAATACAGTACCACTGCCACTACCAGTAATTCCGGTTTTACATAATCTTTTACCTGCATATCGAATCCTCCTTCTGATTTTCCAGATCCGCAATCCGGTGATTCGCCACCTTGATCTGCTCTTCCATCACCGCCTGCGTCTCCTCTAGTTTATATGTACGCTCAATCACTGTATTATGTTTATCCACTTTTTTCTCCAGCTGCTCTATCCGGTAAGCGGTCAGCTTGGCTGATGCCACCACACCAGCCAGGCTGCCTATTGCGCTGCCGCACAGACCGACCAGAGCTACTGCTATCTCTGTCGGCATCCTATTCCTCCTCCGTAATCAGGTCTTCGCATTCCAGATCAATCAGGATCTGTTTTACCTGTGGTTTGATCTTGTCCGGGACCTGCGCATAGGTCTTTTTTCCCTTCACGATCAGGGTCGCATAAATCACTGCCATCTCATCTGCCTCCTTCCTCAAAAAATAATATAGAAAATCCTTAAGCATCTGCCGCCAGAATTTCCTGCACCTCACTCCGGATCTTCTCCGGTACTTCCTCAATGGTTTTCCTTCCACTTTTAACCAATGCCGCATAAACCTTTGCCATATAACTTGTCATACCGCTTCCTCCTTACATGCTCTCATAAAGTTCTGTCAATGCCATCATGGTATTCGTCACCTGGTCCTGCAGATCCAGACTGGTTTCATATTGCTCTGTCAGTGCAAGATAAGCATCTATCAGCTGGTCATTCAGCGCAGAAATCTGGTCCTCATCACTCGGAATGTACTCTGCCTCGGTCAGGACACCTTTCTCATCTTCCACATAAAATGTTCCGTCCACACACCGGTCACCTATACTAACCGCATACCGATATGCATAGGCACAAGCCCCATCTCCGTAGCATGCTTTAGTAAGTGTATTTGCGGATGCATAATCATCAAACATAGCAATATTTTGCACAACTCCTTCGCTATCCACCATGATATATGGATACTTTGTTTCTCTTTTCATTTCGCTCCTCCTCATTTAGTATCCCCAACGAATGATGCAGATTCCAGATCCTCCGGACGCTCCGTAGTAAGTCGTTCCAGACCAATATGCCTTTCCGCCACCACCACCGCCGCCAGTATTAGCAGTTCCAGATGAAGCAGAAACACCAGTGTCACTTGACGACAGGGTACCGCCTTTTCCGCCACCTCCAGAACCTCCAGCTCCGGCTCCATTCCTCATAGTTCCAGAAGACGAACCTCCTCCGCCTCCTGCATATAATGTTCCTGATGCACTGCCCCACTCACGTGTTGTTGTTCCCTGTCCGGTACCAGCTGTTCCATAACTCGCGCTGCCATAGTAAGCAAAACCTCCGTTGCCGCCATTTGAGCCGCCAGCGCCGCCATATACAACGCCGTTTCTATAAGACCTTGAGGATCCGCCTCCAGAGCCACCAGATCCGCCGGTCTGGGAACTGCCTCCTTTGCCGCCAGCTGCGGATACTACCGATCCAAAAGATGTAGTTCCTCCGGATGCCCCGGAAGTGGCACTGCCTCCTGCACCTCCTGCACCGATCACGATGGAAAAGACTGTCCCTGGAGTAACTGCATACTGCAACTTCTGTGCTGTATATCCGCCACCACCACCGCCGCCATTGATCTGGTTAGAGGAGGTATTCGATGTGTTTCCGGAACCTCCTGCTCCGCCACCGCCCACACAAAAGATGTCAATGCTTCTGACTCCTGCCGGGACTGTAAAGGTACCGCTGGCCTTAAATACCTGGGTTCCTTTCGTCGGCGTTGCAGTCGCGGTGTCACTGGCAGCATGAACCCATTCCGCGTTGTTTTTCACTGCGTAGCTGAAGCACTGGAAATAGTATGTGGTTCCTGCAGTAAATCCACCGACCGTTGCGGACGATGTCCCATTTGCCGCGGTATTATTTCCAGCGCCTTTATACCACCGTGTTCCATCTGAGATAGACGTTGGATAAGATCCTGTCTTTCCGACGATGATCACGCCTGAAAACGCCCCTTTCGCCGGATTCTTCCAGGTAAATGTGATCTGCGTGGAAGAATAAGGGGCTGCGTTAAAAGACAATACAGACTGGACCGCCAGCTTTCCGGTGATCTTGGCTCCGTTGGCATAGGCAGTATAACCACTCAGAAGATAATCCGCTGTGGCTGTGGCATCCGAAGTATAGCTTCCTGCTACTCCGCACACCGTCTGTCCCTTTGCCAGCTTTGCGTTTGTCAGTCCCAAAGTAGCCGCCACTTCTGAGTATTCCATGTACTCATAGCTGTTTTCTGCCCAGGAGTATCCATACCGTCCTGCTGCCACCGCAACCTCGAAGCGGTTGTTTTGGAGCCGTCTGGCGTCAATATGCTGCGGGGTTCCTCTCCAGTCCCGCATAGTTCCCGTGATCGGATCCCCGTCCGCATTCACAATCACTTTTCCATCCGTCACATCTCCGGCTTCGGCGGTGATCACATCCAGGTCCGCTCCTCCACCGCCACCAGGCATCCAGATTTTCCCCATTGGCTACACTCCTTTCAATCCAACCACAATGTCCATGGCCGGTTTTTTATAAACTTTAAACGTTGCTGTTCCATTTCCCAGCATGGCTGTTCCACTGGAGATAATTCCAAACGCTTTTATGTAAGCTTTCTGCACCGCCACTGACGCTCCATCCTCCAACTTTGATACCAGGATCGCCTCCATGTCCTCTGTCGCCCCTGGAACCGCCACCGTCTGGACATAAGGAGGCGCGGATTTGGTCCAGCCGGAAGCCGTAAGGGTTACCGGTTCTGTATGATTGATCCGGTTTATTGCCTCATTGGTTGCGTTGATATCTTTCGCACCGAATGCATCGCCCTCCTGGCTGTATTCCGTGACATCGATCAGGCAGAACGTACCATCTTTATTATCTACCGTCTGGTACATCCGGTTCTTCTCGAATACATCATCTTTGTAATCTGTTTTTAACACTGCTCTCACCTCCTGTTACCGATTCTGGCATTGTCTAAGATAAAGGTCATGCGCGGAACACCGCTGGAACTTCCATGAATATATTGATACATCCTGGCACATGCTGTTTCTATCCGATTCAATTCCTTCCAATCTATGAACGATTGGTTTTCATAAAAAGTCTGCTTTTCCCCCATTTCTAAAGGAACCGTTGCGTCCCGGATATGATCCACATTCATCTCAAACCGGTTTATTTCATCTGCATAAAAACCATAGTCAGAATACATCTTGTCCGCCCCCATTTCTTCAAACGGAACATTGGGCCAGACAACCAGGGCCAGACTTTTCAGCTCATTCAGATTTCCTTTTATCCGGTTATAATCATCAATATTAAAGTAATCCTCTGGCTGCCAGTTTGTTTTGGGCTGTATCCACATGACTCATATCCCTCCTTGCCTTTATCGTTCCAGATAACGCTCCATTAAATTTCAAGGTATGTTCGTAAATCCTTAAAAGCAGATCCGGAACATATTTATTTTCCAAAAACGCAATATCGTTCGCATCAATCCGTGGCTCCCCGCGATAGTTCAGTTCATATTCCCGGTCAGACCGAAGATAATCCCCAATCCACTCCACCAGATCTGTTGCATGATCAGTCCTGGAAATCAAAGGATTCTCCCACGTTTCAACCGTTCCAGATGAATTTAATGACCGGGACACCACTGCCTGCGTTATGCTATATTCATAGCCATTTATGATAACTTCTGCATGTTCTGGAACCTCCACCGTCACATAGTAAGCTCCACTGTCGATGATGGAAACCCTTTCCCCATCTTCCGTTTCCGCCTCATAACCATGAGATGCCGTGTTCAGGAAAATGGTGTGCCTTATTTCCCCTGTCGGAATTGTTTCCTTTGCAAGCTGGCGTTTTTCAACACCGGGTGCATAAACCGTCCTAACCACCTGCAGTTCTTTTACCTTGGCCAGTTGCGTTCCCTTTGGTGTTTTTGTCAACTCGGAACCATACGACAAAGCATAGTCCGTGCTGTCACCAAAAATCACATTTTGCAAAGTTACCCTCGTATGTGGATCTCCTTCTAAAAATTCACATACAAGCCGATCTGCCTCTGGGAATTCGTGACTGATCATAAATACACTGGATGGCACATTTACAATAAAATCTTCCTGCAATTCTCCATCCAGATAACTATGGATCACCATTTTCTTTGGATACTTATGACCAAACCCTAAGGTAATTCCAAAACACTTATATCTCGCTTCCATGCAAATGGTTACATTAGGACTTTGTTTAAATCGTCCATCTTCATCTGCAACCTCCTCTGATACATAACCAACATCCAGATAATTTCCAGAACGTGGAAGGAAGAACTGTGACGCGGAAGCATCTGTATGATCTTTCTCCGCCGTGGCATAGGTACTTTTCTCTGTCCCTTTTAGGATGGATGCCGTTTTTGAAAAATAAGTCTCATTGTCTGAACTTGCCTCCATATCTGGAATAAAACTGGATTTCATAAAAATATTTCCATTTCTGTCCTGATAAAGAATGCAACGTCCGGCATTGGCAATCAGCTGCAGCGCTTCCTTATGTGTTACAACCGGCATTGGATTATAAACCTTGACATCCTTGAGATAATTATCAAGCCAGTATGTACGACTGTCGATTCCAGCGTCCTGAAAAACATCCAGTGCCAGCTCATACAACGTAATGCCATCCGGTGCATATTTTCCGCGGCGATAGGTTCCATCCATTCCATCAAAGCGATCGGTTGCCGTAAAGCTCATTTCTTCATCATCAGCAGACCATTCCCTTAAATACACTGTGGTTCCCGGAATCCACTCCACATTCCCATTGTCCAATTCCTGACCATAAATCACACTGATTTCCTGTCCATTCTCTAAAAAATTCACGGTACTTTCTTCGTTTTCAATGTCATACGCACGATTTTTATTATCAATGGTGATACTGAAATCAATAGATGGAAGATCTTCCATGATCGGGCTGATCCGTTCTTTCTTAGTCGCAGAAAGGATTTTCTGATTATCAAAATAAATACCGATTCCCATTGTGATCTGATGTATCCGGAAACGACTCTGCCCATTGACCATTTGTGCCGGCACAAAACGCAGAAAGGTCGCTCCGGAAAAGATTTTCTCTGTCACAAAGTGTCCATTTTGATTCCCAGTGATTTCTACACTGCTGTTATCGGAAATAATGGAAAAATCCACCGGATATGCTTTGCCAAATTCTACCGTTAATCCTTTAATATCATACGGTATCGGAAAATGGACTTCTATCATCCCAAGAAGATTTTCTGAAACAATCCCCTGATTTAATACCACATCCGATGGATCTCTTGGCAGAAAATACATACTGCCATCAACTGCAGTATAGTCCTGATCGCAGGAATCATATAATTCTTCGACCTTATAGCTGTTGAGCGGCCAGGAAAGATTACTGTAGTACGTATACTTTTCCGGATCCGGGACACTGGCAGAAGCCTGCGCTTCCTGATTGATCAACCCGATCGTGACCCTCATATAGGAATGATCGCGAAGCTGCTTTTTCATTTCCTGCTTATACGCATTACTTACTGCCTGCATTACTCCATCACCCCACAGTCTATGATGTTCACTTTGCAGTCCTGATACACGGTTGGAAGACCGTCCTTGTCAAACTGGACAGGTGTAGCAGTACGGTTTCCTGGATACATCCGGATCGTTCGAAACCGGTTATTTACCATATCAGGAATACGGGCAGTTACCACAAATTTATCAAATTCCTGTAACATTGCAGCCCACGTCTGAGCATCCAGCATCTTCCACTGCAACGAATCAAACTTATATTGATCACGACCCACCTTCTGACCCACAAATTCACCATTCGCATTCTTACCATCACTTACATTGGTAGCCACGACCAGATTTCCACCAATATCCGGGGCGGGAAATTCCCGTCCATTGATCATAATCACTGCCATATTCCCGCCTCCTTACGTTGTCCTCAATGTGTATCCAGATCTCTTCTCAAGATCCGTCAGTTTCTTCTTGATCTCACGGATATCAATGTTTACCGTCAGATCCAGATTTTCAATCAGGTCGATGATCTGTTTTAACAGATCCACCATCATCGCAAGATACTGGTCACTCATGCTTGCGCTATCAAGACTCATGACACGGTCTGCCATACTCTGGAGCCACTGTCCATCTGGAGAATAACTCCGTCCAGTTCCAACCGTTGTCAATGACGGCGCTGCATTCTGGGCAATGGATGCCATATGGGATACAATCGGAGTCATGCAGGATCTCATCCCATTCTGTACTGCCTGGGAAATGCCCTGGATAATCTGCTGGTTATTGGCAACTGCTGCACGACCACCCCAGCTTCCAATAAGTTCCGGATTACCATCCTCATTAGCAACGAACATCTGACCCGACTTCGGGAAGCCACCGGAAGCATGGCCTTTTACTGCTCCGGGACCGCTATTTACATATCCACTATCGTCCTCATCAGAATCTCCATCGTCCTCTGCATCCTTCTTGGCTTTCTTAAAGAGGTTCTTAGCTCCATCAGTAACCTTTTTAAATGTATTGCTGATCACATCCACAATACCTTCCAGCCAGCCTGTAATATCACTCCATACAGATTTTAGTCCATCCCAGAGTTTATTCATGATGCCACGGCCAATATCCACCATCTCATCCAGCTGAAATACATCCTTGATCTTCTGCCAGATTTCTACAAACCACTCTTTGATCGCGGTCCATTTTTCTTCAATGGTAGTTTTTACGGAATCCCAGATTTCGGAAAGCTTGTCGCGGATAGCTGTGAATACCTGCGATGCCAAATCTTTAATCGCATACCAAAGGCTCGATGTAAAAATCTTGATTGCTGTCCATCTCTGATTCCAATATTCAAAAATACCGGTCAAAATCAAAATAATAAATTCTTTGATTGCCTGGAATACAGTGTTTACAATCGCTTTCATTACATCCCAAACTGCCGCTAGGAACGTCTGAACCCCATTCCAAACCGTTTCCCATTTTCTCTTGATTGCATCTAAAGTATTGGACACAAACTGTTTTACCGCATCAATGGCCGTGCTGATCAGTTCCCTGATCGCATCCCAAATTGTCGCTGCATACTCTTTTACCGTATCCCAATGCGTATACAAAAGGACGCCAGCGGCAATCAATGCGGTAATTGCAATAATGACCAATCCAATTGGACTGGTAAGAAAGGCAATTGCTGCCCCTAATGCTGCAGTTACAGTTGTTGCGATCGCACATACAGCATTCCATGCCACTGTAGCCGCAGTCATGGCAATCTGAGCTGCGGTATCTGCTATCTTTGCTGTAGTATTGATAACAAACTGGGCCGCCTGCTGCACCAGGGCCGCTGTTCCTTGCGCCAGATTTACTACAAAATCTTTGGCATACATAGCAACAAATGCGGCTGTCTCCAGCTTATCTGCTATAAGCGCTGCTGTATGCGTTGCAATAGCGGCCGCATTTGCTACAAAACCAGCTACCATTCCAGAAAGCATTGATACGACGCCACCAGCATTAATGATGAATTCACCAAGTTTTACAACTTCCCATGCCCCAAAGAAAGCAGCAACAACTCCAATAGCTCCATCAAAGCGCGTCTGTGTTTCTGTTATCCAGTCCACAACCGAGGATATCGCTTCTTTAAATGCATCAAATACTGGCTTTGCAACAGTATCATAAGCTATATTCAGGCCGTCCCATATCTTATCAATTAATTCTTTCAGCTTATCAAATATAGGCTGCAGTTCATCTAATAGCCCCTGTATCCGTTCTTTGATCTGACCAGCATTATCGGTTATAGGCTTTGTTATAACCTGGATCAGATCCCGGACAAATTTACTGCCTAATTTTGTAACTCCCATAAAAGAGCTACTGAAAATGCCTATGATATCAGCTGTGATCTGCTTTGCGGAATCGCTCCGGAATACTGAAAAGATATCTGCTATAGCAGAAGAAAATTCTCCTGTAATCTGCCAGAGCTCGCTTCCTATATCGAACATGGAAATAATGTATTCTTTAATTCTACTTACATTCTGCTGCAGATAAAGATCAATCCCACCAAGCAGGTTATCAGCAATGGTAGCACCGATACTAGCAACCGATCCGCTGATCTGCCCAAGCGCATACATAACTCTGTCAGCAAATTTCAATGCGGCATTCTGTACTTCCGGATCTGTGGCAATTTCTTTTATCCTGTCTTTAATGGAGCGAATGCTGTTCTGGATAGAATCGAACACCGTTGTGTCACCAAATGCATCCCAGAATCCAGCGACAAACGAAGATTTTAACTGGTTCATCAAGTCAAGGATGCCCTTCAGCTTTTCACTGACCACATCCTCTCCCTGCGAAAGGCTTCCCATATCGAAATCATCCACATCATATCCACCGCCACCTGCAGAGTCTGAACCACTGCTCCCAGCATTATCTGACGGATTAATGATATTCAACTCATCGATCCCTGTAGATATGCCTTTCATATCCTTTGCAGCTTTCTTCGCCGCGCTTCCTGCTCCACCCGCTGCAGTCCCTGCCTTATCTGCAGCCTTCGCTACGGCTTCCATTCCAGCTGCTGCAGCTGACGCACCGCCTCCACTGCATTTCCCCATGACCAGCTCCGTAAAAGCACGGAACGCATTGGCCAGGCTCATCAGCTTCCCGATCAGTGTATTGACCACATGGATCACCGGAGACAGCACATTGATAAGCCCCTGTCCGACGGTGGCTTTCAAGCTATCAAACTGCAGTTTCAGGATACGCACCTGGTTCGCCCAGCCATCAGATGTTCTGGAAAAGTCTCCTGCTGCCGTTGTCAGCTGGTCCTGTACAAATTTGTACCGCAGTGCAACCTTTTCCATCTCGGACATCTTAGCAGTTGTTTTTCCAAAGCCATTCTGAAGTGCGTAGGCATCCAGGGCCGTCTGGGTCATAACAATTCCCAGGTCTTTTAAGCTCTCTGTCTCACCGGTAAAAACCGATTTCAGCTTTGTGTATGCTTCATCCCGGCCGATATTATAGAAAGACGCCACATCCCCTGCCAGGCCAGTCAGCGTTGTGGACATGTCATAGGCAGCCTTTTCCCCGAAACCGAATGCTTTCGCCATTGCGCCAAAGGTACCCGTAAAGCGCTTCGCCATCGTTTCCGATAAACCAAACTGCTTTGCCGCATTCTGGGCAAACTGGTTGATCTGCTGGTTCATATGCGGAAAGGTAACATCTACCACGTTCTGAACCTCGGACAGATCAGAACCAAGCTCAATGCAGGATTTGCTAAAATCTACCAGCTTTTTTATGGCAAATGCCCCAGCAAGCGCAGCACCTGCTTTTTTCGCCAGACCCCGAATACCGGTCATCTGCTTTTCAAAATCATTTTTATTTACAACCAGGTCAAGCGCGATCTGGCCAACACTATCCTTGTCCGTATCTATCACCTGCCTTTACCATCTCAACCACCTCCGCACAGAGCTGCCATCATCCGTTCCAGTTCTGCCATCTGCTGATCATATTCCACTTGTGTCATATGCTCCGCTTTCCTGTCTCTCCATGCGTCATAAATCCTCTTCTGGTCACGAGTAAAGTGCTTGATCATGTCCTCATCTGTCTCTGAACGAATGGAAACAACTCGCCCCAAAGGAGTCTCCGGAGACAGACCGGCCAGAAGGGACCGGAACTCGTCCCAACTGACTGTCTCAAATTCTTTTGTCCGGATTCGCAACCCGTACTGCGTAAGAAAACTGGAAATGATCAAATCCCAGTCTTCAAATAAATCGTAGTACGGGTCACTGCTCTCCCGTGCCCACATCCCCCGTGATCAGAGAAACTGTCTCCTGAACCACGATCATCAGATCCCTGAAGCTGAGTTTCATTTTGTCAATCTCGTTGCGGGTCTTTTCCTGGAACATCATGTCATAGGCATCCAGGACTTCCTGCACTCCTGGATCATCATTTCTAAGTAACCCCATAACCTTCAACATGGTAGGCGCGTCTGCGTTTACTTCCAGTTCCTTTCCCTTGATCATCAGCTTCGGATTTCCATCAAAACTCAGCTTATCCGTAATATCTACTATTTTCGCCATCATCTGTCCCCCTTCCTGTTACACGGCTTCTGCCGGAGTAAACGTTGGTTTGCCATAACAGGTTACTTCAAATTCCAACGCATCAATAGCAGTCGAATCGCCACCTCCCGGAGTGGTAACATTCACTACCACATCGCAGGCCAGCTTTGCCCCGGACGGCATTGTCCATTCAAATTTTGTCATCACATCCTGTCCAAACTTCCACGCCAGACCTGCAATGTAATCATTCCCTGTATCACCGAAGGTTCTTTTTCCTTTAAAAGCAAAGCTGAGCTTCTTTCCGGTCATGGCTGATTTCGCCCAGCCACCTGCATCCATCGCATACCATTCCTGTGTAGTTCCGTCAATGGTCGGTGCGAAATTCTCCAGATCAGCAGGTGTTACCATGTCCGCACTCTGACTCTCTAATCCCTTGGTACCAAATTTAAAGGTATTATTGTGTACCGGATATACTTTTCCTTTTACCTCATCCATTTCTTATCCTCACTTTCTTTCATAAATCAAATCCAGCCAGATCACATATTCATATACTCCGCCATCATCGGTACCTACATCCTGTGGTTCCGGAACCATCAGACGGAGGTAAGCAATATGGGTATCTCCTATATCCAGGCCGGACACGTTTCTTAGTTTTTCAAATAATTCATACGCTGCCACTTCGCTTTCAGCTTTCCTTGTAGTCCAATGCACCAGAAGAGAAAGCCGTTTTGTGTCATAGGTGGTACACTCCAGGCCTCCAAGAGCAATGCCAGGTGAACCTGATCCACTTCTTCCATACACACCAATGGATTTCTGCTGCTTGTTGTCCAACTTGCCGATATACACATGCTGATCCTCGGCAATACCAAGGGATGCAATCCATTGACGGATCTCCGTTAATTTCAGCATCATACGCCACCTGCTTTCTTGTAAAACTTCTTAAATGCCCTATGGCAGAAGTCTTCGCTGATTCCGCCTGGAAGCCATGGTTCGAACCACTTACCGCCTGCAAATGGATTCTCATCTTTCTGGAAATCATATTCTGGATGATAATAAAGGCGTCTGGCCTGCGGAGCTGTTGTTATCAATGACACTTTCCCATCATGCGCTCTGGTAATTGTATTGATTGCTACATCGCCATTTTCATATGTGCACTTTACTGATTCTCCCGCTTTCATAAAAGTTTTATCTCCCTGCATCGCACCTGTATCAAACGGCATGACCTGAGCCTGCACAACTTCTGTGTGCAGCGCTTCTCCTGTCATTTCCAGGGCCTTTACTGCCGCCTCTGTCAACTGGTTGATTCTCGGCATATTTAATTTTATTGTGGATCTCACCTGCATCAGATCACCTCCAGACTGCAATAGTTCACGGTTCCATCCGGATTCCGGTTTTTGCATCCCTGCTGGATCCGGCGCTCCTGCCCGAAGACCGTCAGACATCCACTACTCAGAGAAGGCATCTCCGGCGCAATATCGCCAGGAAACAATGCCGTTCCAGTGATCTGTACCAGTTTCTTTTCCGCTGTCAGGATCGTTTTCGCTTTATCCTGGAAATTACACATCAGATCTGCATCCATGGAGTATTTCGGTTCTCCCAGATTACTCAGCTCCTCTGACTCCAAATGTACATGCACAGGAGTCTTACAGAGCCGTTTCGGTATCAAACATGGGTATTTCATCGTCTCACCTCGCTAAACGGCAGCACAGGCCCGTCTGACACAGCATGGCATACACATCTCGTTTCATTGCCACTCCCTTGTCTGTAAAAACATTCCAGGAATTGCCAAACTGCATGGATACGCCATTGATGCTGTAGCCCTGAAGAATGGTACTGATCTCATCCGCATTTTCCGTTTCAAAATCTGCCTGCTGGCACACCACATCCCGGATCAGTTCCTGCTGAAAGCTGGTCAAATTAGAAAATCCCCGTCCCGCAATCCGATTGTAGGTCAGGGAATCAATATGACGGCTGGCCTGACGGAGAGCTTTTTCAAGCTCATCCTCAGGCACAATCTTCCCACAATACTCCTGTCGGTAATAATCTGGTGTTGCATACGGCTCATAGGCCATGAGATCACCTCCAGACTATGCACCGGTATATTCTGTGGTGTCCACATCCACGTATACGCTGTCCACTTTGCCATCCTTACCATTTGGGAAGACAAATACATCAGACAGGGAACGGTTCTGATACAGGTAACCATCTCCCTCTGTGTGAGCACCTGGTGCAAAATAATAGATGCTGGAGATCTTCGGCACGATCTTGCAGGTCTGGCCGCAGGCAACCAGCACATTGATCTTATGAGCTCCTGTTACTGCGGCAGTATGACTTCCGCTATCCTCGGCAACCTTTTTTAGTGGAGAAAAGCCACCCGCCTCCGGCTCCCAGTCAAAGGCGTCATAGAAGCGCTCATCATCGACCACTTCCATGATCGGTACTCCGTCAATATCCGTTACACGGGTCTCAATGCCCATACCGCCCTCTGCGATCTGGGTCATCTCAATCTTGCGGGTAAACTCTGTGGACTGTTCCAGGGCATCCATGATAGCGCTGGAAACATACATCACCAGCGTACCATTGGCTTTATATCTTCTCAGTTTCCCCTTTCCAAGAATATCTTTCAGCATACCGAATACTTTCGCCTTCGTGTAACCGGCCGCCGCAGTGGAAGAATGATATCCCTCCTGCTTCTGCGCCTCCTGTGCCACTTTGGAGAAAAACAGGGCGTCTGTCTCCGGCACCACCTGGGTCTGCTCGAAAATTTTGGAAATGTTCTGGATGGAAGCAGTTGCATTGGTCTCATCCACATCCGCTTTATCTACCAGGAAGGAAATATCCCGGTCATGGGTCAGCGTAAACGGTACGTCCTTCTGGGTGTAATCTCCCTTGTTCCAACCGCCGTTTCTGCTATGGTTTTTATATCCGGAAGTGGACATCTGCGTAAAATGGAAGGTCTTTGCGTCCAGCCATTTTACATTACTGGTTACAAACGGGGAGGTTAATGTTCCCTGCATAAGAATCTCTAACAGTTCCGGCTCCCACACCTGTGCATAGTTTAAATTTGGCATATACTCACCTTATCCTTTCTTAGTTGAATCGGTTCCATCTCTTTGTTGGAACTCCTGTCTGCTGTGTCTGTGTTGCCTGCTGAGACTGTCCGGCTCCTGCACTGCCACTTGCTGCGCCAACCTGCACAAAACCGGCTGCTCCAGCTGCCTGTGGTTTTAATCCCGGAACATCTTCCAGGACTTTATTCAGTGCTGCTTTTAAAGTCTCTTCATTGATCTTTCCGTCCTGCCCCACTGCCTGACTGAGATCAGCCATTTTCAGGACATACGGAATGGTCTTAGAATCAATCCCAAGATTCACAGCTGCCATCACTGCCGCGCTCTGGATCTGTGCCTGTCTGGCCGCTTCCTGCGCCTGTGTTACCTGGACCCGCATAGCCCCAACATCAGGCGTATTCGCAGCTTTCTGCTGTTTGAAGGCTTCAATCGCCTGCTCTACCTCCTGCTGACTAAGTCCCTGCTGCTTAAAATACGCTTTCAGTGCGGTATCTTCCTTTGCCGCCAATGTGCCTTCCAGCATCTGCTGGATCTTGCTATAGTCGATTGCTGGTGCTCCAGTCTGCTGGTTTGTCTGATTCTGCTGCTGTGCTGGATCTCCGGCACTTCCTGCACCCTGCTGAGTCTGCTGGTTCTGATTCTGATTTGGTTCTGCCATGATAATGGCCTCCTTTCCATTTTGGGAGTGTCACTCCTGCTGCTTTTCCATTTTCATCGGTGTCACCGGCCGCGCAGAGTTTAGAGCCATACTCGCGTTTGGGCATAAAAATAGCACGCATTTCTGCGTGTCAATTACTAACTTAATGAGGATTCATTTTCTACTGCTTTTGCATCACAATCATACATGACTTCGATACCGGAGATATCGCCTGCAGAGATAATCGTAGTTCCCTTATAGGTGGTAAGAGTACTGTAAGCTGCAAGTTCTTCCGGGGTAAGGAAAATTTCTTCCGGGGTAGCTAACACATAATAGGCGGCTATTGGATTCTCTCTCAGCCATGTTTTCGCTGCATCACTGGTAGACCAGTCATAATCTGTATGATTTCTGGTTCGAAGTGTCACAACACCACTTTGCAGCATTATCTCATCTATGCTTGTATCTTTAATACGATCATTATAAGCCACACCGACCAATTGATCAGACATGGCCATTCTTCTAGTATTGTCCAGATTGCCATCTTTAATCGTTGTGCTGATATAATAAGCTCCTGTTCCCGTATTTCCCCGAACAGCAAATTTACTCTCGCCAATTATCTGCTGTGATATACGCTTTACATACACGCCACGTTCCAAATCAATCTCATCACAGATCCACTGCTTGCCAGTCTCATCCGTATAATTACCATCGGAATCTACTGGGATGGCATTAAGCGTATACGGAAATGTAACCGTTTGAGATTCCGTCCCGCCTTCTCTTGACACTTTTATCACTGGATTCACCGTACTCTTAATCTCCTGCGGATACTCTGGTGATGGTGACGGCTTACCTCCTACATAAGACTCCCATTCTGCGTTTGATGACAATGAAACCATTGGCTTACATACTACATCATTCACTGTATAACCTTCTGGCACCCTGATAAACACAAAACGAACTGGTGTAGCTATCTTTATTTCACTTGTCGTCTGATATGATTTGCCTTCATTATCTGTAGCACGAACAATAAAATTGTCCTCTGATCCACCACTAAGATATGCCTCTTGTTCCAAAATATATGGAATGTCTGTAGCATATTTACCCCATAATCTAAAGTCTGCATTCGCCGTAGCGGTGCCATTGATCATGATTGTTCCATCTCTATTATCTGTGAATGTAATACCATTAATAGTTCTCGTTGTGTCAACATATGGATACGGTATCAACTGATTTCCTTTATATTGCTTCTGATCAGCTTTTCCAAAGATCTTCAATCCTCTCAATGGCGTTTCCACACTATGTTCCAATATCGCTTGGATCCCTCCCACTGTTGCTATTTTCATCCTTGGTCCCCGCCGCATATGATACACCCGCCCTAGTTCAAACTCTGTATACATTGGCAACCTCCTTTCTGGTTGTGATGTCACAACAAAAAATGGGTACAAAAATACCACCGGCCTACTGACTGGTGGTATTTACTGACCTTGTTCCCAAGCCCAATTCTTCACTTTTTTAAACGCTTCTACAGCTTCCTGTGGAACACCTTCAAGCTCGCCATCATGAATACATTTTGCATACGGCTTATAAGTTTCCATCGCCTTTTGAATCTCCTCCGGATACTTGCGAATTACCATGTTTCTTCCCTCTTCGATGTTTTACCATATATTCAGCTTCAACTTCATCATACCTATCAATCCAGAACATTTGATCTGCGTAACTACTTATGTCGCTTATATTGTACTCCGTGATACCTGCTCTGTCAATTGTCTTCTTTGCTTCTTTACAAGCATTCTCTATATACTTATCATAGTTTTCTCTTGTAATTTCACCGTATCGTTTTCTAAAATTTTCAGCCTGCTTCATATGCCACATCTCATGAAATTCAATATTTCCTTGATCTTTAATCACTTTACTGTCTGTAATCTGAGGGATATAGAAAACTACATTTTGTATGGCGTCATACTTCCCATACGCTGTAGGCATTTCATCTGGCGAAACTATAATAATTTTAGGCTTTCTCTCCAGCGAAACTTCCCACTCTTTTAAAGCCTGCTCCGTTCTCTGATTCAATGTATGCAACGCACGAGGTTTTATATTCGTCTGATCGGAAATGTAAATCTCTGAATAGCTTTCAACTCGCTTAATGTTTATTTTCTGCTGCTTAATAAATGTTGTTGATGCTTCACCTCTGGCAACTGGTCTGTACGCCTGATCTTTCCACTCATTCCTCTTTACTGCATAGGCATTCTTGTTCTCCGGATCCAGTGAATACTCCGCCAGACGATCATACTTTTCCACCTGGCGCTCTGCATACTGCTGTCTGGCTTCCCGTTTCGCCTGCAGACCAACCTTTTTCAGTTCATCCTCTGTCCAGCTATCGTCTGCTGTGGATATGCCTGGGAAATATGTAGTGTGCGAATCCTTACATCGTGGATGATAAAGCCCTTTGCTGATGGCATAGCTCATCAATGGGTATTTCTTGCCAGTCTCCGGATTCACACCGTCCTTGCTGCCGCCGCTCCACACATCATCAATCAACACTTTGCCAACAAAAGGAAGACACTTCGGACAAGGATTCCCTCTTTTTGCCATGATGACTGTGGTAACTCCCCACTCCCGCCTTTTCTCACCCTCGCCTTGCAAATATGCCCTCTTGCTGGCCGTCCGAATTGCCATATCTGCATAGTCAGACAGCGTATGCCTGGCACCATTGGCGTATTCTATGCAGTTAAGGCCCCGGGACAGCATATCCTTCGTGGCCATGTCCACGGCCTTTTCGTAGGTTCCTGCGCCGCTGTTGGCATACACCTGTGCATTAAATATGGCTTTTCGGTAATCATCGTTGGCCTTGCGGAGCACTGCTGTTTCCGCTTTCTCCATATCGTCTCTGGTTGCTTTGATCAGTGCTTCCAGCTTCCGGTCATTCAGTTTAAAAAACTCAGCAGACATGGCCTGATGTGCAGGAGATTTATTTTTTCCGTGAACCTTCCATCCTTTCTTTATGGCCTGGAGGATTCTGATCTCCTGCTGCATATTCCCTTTCTGCCTTGCCTGCCGAATTACTTTCTCAATCTGGTCATTAATGCTTTTAAACTGCTTGCTGTATTTCTTCTGGTTGCGGACTTTATACTTTTCCAGGGCTTTCAGCTGCTCCGCCTGCCACATGGACCAGTTATAGCCTTCCTCAGTCTCTTCTGCCCTGTGCCGGTCCATATTCCGGATCATGGAAGACATCAACTCATATTCGATCCGCTCAAACGCCTCCGCAAGATCATATTCGTCATGTTGCACTCATCAACGCTCCTTCCGCAGCGCCCTGTCCAGCAGAGTTTCGCATCTGACCATCATTTGACAATACCGTAAATCCTTGATTTTTAAATCCACGGATCAGATTTTTTAACTGGGTCTTGCTCCTGCAATGATCATTTCTCAGTTCTGCATACCCTTTTTTCTCAATCGCATACACCCCAAACGGAACCTGCTCACTGGCTATCGCCAGAAGTCCCTGGTACTCTGCCAGGCTCATTCTGTACATCCGGTTCATTACCTTGACCTGCATTTCCTTCCCCTCCTAGACTAACATCAAAAATACCGGCAGCCATATTGACTCCCGGTTCTTCTATCTCTGCAATCCCCTGTTCCGCTTTCAGTCGGGCGATTTCCTCCTGTTTCCACTGCTCATCCCTGGAATCACCGTAAAGTTCTTCCACCTGGGCTTCTACGCTCATCAGTGCCACACCAGGACGTGCTTTTGCCATGGTCTCCACCTGGCTCTCAAATGATGGGTTGGCATATTCTCCAAAAGGAATGTCTACCTTCACCTCTTCTACCGGCTGTCTGATCAGGATATTGTAAGCATTCACAGCAGCACTGACCACCTTCGGAAGTGTTTCCTGTATTGCTTCCACAATCGCGTTTCTGGTATACAGCGTGGTCTTTTCCTTTTCTCTCTGCGCCTCTGCATTATCCAGTTTCTTGGTGTCAATACCAAGAGTGCTTGGACTGATGATGCCCTGCAGGCACAGATCCAGCGCCGTCACATAAGACGCCAGGTAACTGTCATGTGGGATAACCGGTTGATCGGTCTGTACTTTATTTTCTCCCTTTTCATCCATGTTGTTATCTCCGGCGAAGAAACGGTTATCAAATGGATTCGGCCTCATTGGCTCACCAGTCATCGGGTCTTTGGGTACCAGGCAGTCCGGCACATACGTTCTTGCCCTGCCAGCCCGAACCGCATCCATCCACTGGGACCACACTTCATCAAACGTATCAAAACTGTCCAGTTTCCCATCGTAGATGGAGCCGCCACGTCCTTCATATTTTGCAGACTCATACACATACACCGGCACCGCCAGGATGATCTTACGATCAAACTGCCAGTCTGTCAGATCCCCGGTCTGTTCCAATACCTTCAGATCGACCAGCTTCTCATCCAGATACAGTTCATTGATGATATAACCATATCCATATCTCTCATTCAGCACATAACGCCGCCCCTTCACGTCATAAGGAGTTTTAAAGATTACTTCATGCACCCGGTCACGCTGATATATGATCTCGATCCGTTCGCCCGGGTACCATTCCAGAATGGGATATTCGCTTACTGCAGTGTCTATGGTCACTTTGAAGGCCCCATCTCCAATGTACAGGATCTCTTTTAATGCCTTTTCCATTTTCTTCCGGAAATGATTCTGCTCTTCTATGGACTTCCAGGTTTCTTCCTGCTTATCGCTGTCAAACTCAAAATCATTCATATCTGACAGCACGATCGCCGTCAGGACCTTGACGATCAACTGTGGCAAGCCCGTATGGATCTTGCGCATATCCATTCCAGGGGTGCTTTTACTGGCCCAGAACTTATATTTGTCCGCGTATTCCGTCAGACTTTCATACAACTGTTCCAACTCATTCCCATCACCACGGTACCAGATCCGGTTGCGGATCGCGTTGGTCTCAAAATCCATCATTTCCTGAATCTGGATATCGTACGGATTCGCTGGCTGGATCTGCAGCCAGCTTCTTACACCACGGCGAATATTGTCACTCATCTTTTCCAACCACCTCATTTCTTATCCTCCTCAAAACCTATCATGGACCGGTAGGGAATCCAGCCGTACTGGCTGGCATTGATCGTATGGTCATTCCGGTCTTCCGGTTCGTCCTTATCTTCTTTCCAGCTGTATTTTTCAAGTTCTGCCAAATGCTCCGGACATTCATCCACCACCAGATAACACCCCTGCTGGATCCAGCCCAGCTGCAGCTTAATACGATCCAGGATACACAGCTTTTTATATGCGTCCCAGAAATTGTAAAGGCAGTTGTTCAGCCGCTTATACTTTTTCAGTTCCGTCATCGTCGCCTGGTCAGCGTTATCAATATACACATCTTTCGCAAATCCCCATTCATCCCTGCACCGCTCCAGAAACGCTACCAGTTTCACCGCCGTATCACTGGGCGCAATGGGATTTTCTAAGTTTGCATTGTTATAAACCTTTTCTGCCAGCGTGATCAGACGGCGGTCTGTTGTGATCCCCTGAAATAACATGGAAATCGTATCGGGGGATTTGCTGGAATACGCTGTATCCAATCCGCATGTAAACTTCTTCCAACGGATCCGTCCATCCTTCACCTCTGATCTCACCCATGCAGCAGTAACCACGTGTTTCTTCCGGTCAAAATTTGGAAATACCAATCCTGTGGCCTTTCCACGAAGCCCCTGGATCTTATTCTTCCAGATCTTCGTTCCTTTGGGTGTATTGGCCAGGATCTTCTCCAGCTTCTCTTTTGGTAAACCCAAATTATGGGCAAAAGAAAAGAACCAATGCACCCAGCCGGGTTTTGGTTCCTCTCTCAGTTCGTCTTTGATCTCCTGCGGTGTCTCTGCCTCCCATTCCGGAAGCGGCCTGCTGCAGTTGATATACTCTTTATAAACAGCCAGTGACGGATCATCCGGATTCAGTGTAGCCATGAGATAATCACATCGCATGGCAGCTTCCCGTACAAAGTCAATATCGGCCGTGTTGATCTCATCGATGTACAGGCAGCCATATTGACCGCCAAGAGCCTTCTGCCACTTCTTCTTATCACCATAGCCCATCACATAAATGACCTTATCTCCACTGGATGTATGAAACAGAATATGGGGGATCTTATCGTCCTTGGTACCATTGCCGTTATATTCGACCAGCATGCCGAAATCATCCACAATTCCCAGGTCTTTGTTGATAATGTTCTTTTCTGCGGTACCTGTGTCCTTGGCAGCGATGATATGCAGCTTCTTCGGTGATTCTGCTACCTTCAGCATGAACTTAAAGAGTCCCACTGTGGTCTTGCCTGCTGCCGTGGTTCCCTCTAAGAACTCCACAGGAGCATCACAGCGAAGGAAGGCTTTGTATTTCTCTGACAATAGCAGACGTTCTGTACTCACTATCCGCCACCTCGCATCTGCTGCAGGATGTCATCCAGCTTGTTCTTCTCTTCATCCAGACCGGAAACCTCCAGTTTATCCTTAAACATGCCCAGATGCCGTCCCAGAAGTTCCAGGGCTTTCTCTTTATCGTTCAGCTTCAGCTCGATACCGAACTTTCCCTCTTTAATCCCGGCGATGGCTTTGGTCTGGCTTTCGGTCAGATCTGCTGTATCCGTCAAGACCACGTTGCCGTTTACGATCTGTGCAAAATCCGTAGCTCTGGCAAAGGCAATGGCTGCCAGTTCCTCGATCACCCTGTCCTGAGTAACCTCCGTGCGTTTCTGACGTGCTTCCATCCGCTCTGCAATATAAGATGCAACGTTAGCATTTGTTAGCATCCTGCTACTGTTTGCCCTTGCCACCTCATCGTTTTTTACCCTTGGATAAGCGATCTTGTAAGCCCTCGTGGCATTCAAATCAATTAAATATTCATCTGCAAAGATTCTCTGTTTTTCTGTCATTTGGACTCACCTCGCTTTCTTAATTTTTTTCACAATACCTATTATAATCGAAAAATAGGGAGCTAAAAACTCACTTTTGGGCATAAGAAAGGAGCCACGCGGTGGTGGCTCCATATATAACTGCATGCGTTTTATGTAAAAAACTGTATAAAAGTCATTAATCCAAACACAACTGATAAAACTAATCCCACTTTAGTCATTGCGTCTTGCTTCTTACTATTTTTTTCATTCTCTAAATTGCTATCTTTTAGCGTTTTTAATTCTACTGCAATACGATTAACAACTGTTTTTCCCTCATCCACTTTTTGGCTTTCCAAACAGTCTATCAATTGTTTTAATATTAAAAAATCAGTGCCCTTGATTTGCTCCAAGGGATTTCGTAGTTGATACTCAGCCAAGAATTCACTAGTAGCAATTTTATAATCGTCAATATTCCCACATTCTATTTTTATCTTGCCTGAATTTATGTCTAATATATGACATTCTAATAGCACTACAACATTATTGAATTCCTTTTTCAATCTTTCATTCTTCATAATGTGATTTCTAAAAAGAATATCAATTTCTAAAATACATTCATCGTAATTCCGTGTTCTAAAATAAGTTTGCAATATGCTTTTTATAGCCCCAACTGTTGATTTATACTCACTCTTATACCGTCTTGTCTCAAATGTATCTATAATCAGCCAAGAGAGTAATATATACATAAGCACAGCAAGAACAATAACTGCAATTATAAAAATGATATCAGATTTCATTTTATTTCTCCATTTTAACATTTTTCTTTTATTTTATATCAAATAATATTCATTTACAACCTAAAAAGACACCCTCTCACAAGGATGTCTTTCATGCACCTGGAACGTCCGGGTGGAGAACCCTTAAACCAGGCAAATCGGAACGGAAGGACTCGAACCCCCGCCACGCTGGATATAAGCCAGCTGCTCTGACCGACTGAGCTACGTTCCGAAAGGGGTTGGCGGCGGGCTTCTGCTGACCCGCCGCTTGTGGGAAAGTCATAAGCTATATTCCTTTAGCTTAATCCATGCTACCAGAATATCACGGAAGTACCCCCTCGTAGTTACCCACTTTTTTAAGCAATGTGTCTTTTTTGAAATTCCTTTAACATTTCACCACATTCTGTCTCATCGCAATCTTTAATTGCTTTGATAAATTCTAACAAATATGGCTTCTGAGTTAATTCAAATTGTATTAAATTTAACTCCTCTCTTAATTGGCATTCCTCTTTCAATCCCTTATTTTTCTCATACCACCGAAAATATGCGTATGGTTTCTCATCTATGGCCAGTAAATCTGCTGCAAATAAATAATCAACTTTAGCTCCGAAAAGTCTTGTTAATCCAAAGCCTTCCGAAAAAAGTATGGGTTCTTTCCCCGTGAGCTTATCTAATATCTCACGGTCATTCTCTTGCCTGCGTCCCAGCCCCATATGCTCACCGCAAGTGCAGATGCTATACCCACTCTCAATTAATTCTGCAATCAAATTAGGGTATTTGAATTGCTGTAATTGCTGATTACTTAACTTCTCATATACCATCCTTACGCCACCTCCTGAGTCACATTGGCATCCACTGCAAATAAATCTTTATAAACCATATCCAGAATCGCAGTCATAAATTTTTTACTCTTTTCCTGCTTTTCAGCTTCCTGCATCACATCATCGCGATACTGAATAAACTCCTCCTGATTCATTTTTCTGCATTCATTCTCCAATTCTAAAACTGACGGAGCAATCAAACCACAAAACTCATGATATGTCATCATGCTACCTCCCCATAAACAACTTTACACTTATTGCTGTTGCCGTTGGATAACATAAACTCAATCACCGTTGGATAACCATTATCACTCAGCCATTCTCTCACCTTTTCAAGCACACTGTCCTTGTACTGAACAGTAACCCCATCATGGCCATTTCTGCTGTACGCAGTCCGGACAACTTCATCTGCAAAGATGTCTAACTTCTGGACAATGGCACTTACTGCTTTATCATGCGGTCTGCCAGACTCTGAAAGGATTCCCAGTTCTTTTGCGATTGATGTGCAATCCCACAGGTTCGGCACATCGGAGATCACTGGAGTTTTCACAGGATAACCGGAATCTGAATAGATCCGCACCACCTCAGCAGCTATGTACTTAGAATCTACTCCAGCATCATGTAAGGCTTCCTTGATGTTCTTCACCATCATGTTTACGGAAGGCAGTTTCTCTTTCTTCGGCTTGTCCTGTTTTGGCATCTCGTAAGAACCAGTCTTACGAAGATTCGGGAGAACCTCATCTGCGATCCAGTCTGTGAAAGCTTCTGCATTTGGCTTGTGGCTCTTGAATACCAGCTTATAAACGCCGCTTTCGGTGAGAAAATTCTCGCCTGTGTTATGTAATTTTCTAAAGTCAACTTTATTGACTTTAGAATTTGTCAGCTTAACAACCTGCTTCTCATTCATTTTGCAACAGCCATTTTCACTGCACTGTTACCCAACTCCAGGCAAGCTCCTACGTGATACGGATTAAATAATACCTGTCCATTCAGTTCAAATACTTCTACATCGTGTCCTTCAAAGACCATTAAATTCTGCATTGCAAATTCCTCCTTGCAATTTCTGGTGGAATCCCTTACAATACAAGGTGATTCCTGGGTTTACGGGTTTCAGGTTTTGGAGCAATCACGTAGGTCGCCAAACTCAGCGTGACTGCTCTTTTTTGTTACCTAAATCTTTTTTGATTAGATCCACAACATACTGTATGAATGATTTATCTTCCATGACTGCTTTAATTTTAGCTGACTTATGCAATTCATCATCCAATTTTATTGTGACCTGTTTCATGTACTCATCTCCTTCCGGTACATTTTTTCTGTACATCAATAATCATAGTACATGTTTGATGTATTGTCAATTATGAATTACATTTTTTCTGTACTTTCTTTAAAAAATGTTTTATACTACCTATAAAGGAGGTAATCTTATGATTGGTGAACGCATTAAGATCTTGCGCACAGAACGAAATCTCACTCAAGCAGCACTTGCTCATGCGTTGGGCATTGCAAAAACAACTTTAGCCGCTTATGAACAAGATAAAAATGAACCCAGTAACGAAACCTTTATAAAAATTGCTAATTATTTTAATGTATCAGCTGATTATTTACTTGGTCTTACAGATGTAAAATCCGCTGACGCAAATATCGCATCCATAGCAAATTATTTAGGACTTACCGAACGATCCATTGTCGCATTACATTCATATCATGACATTGCTGAAAAACACCACAATGCACATATGGTTCAAAAACTTAGAATTTTAAACATGCTCTTCGAACCAGGCTGTGAGCTTCTCGAGCACATAACCGACTATATCTGCTTTTCAGCGACACATTTTAAAAATTTCAACGATGAAAGCAATGACTCGTTAACACCCATATCTGATTTGGAATTATGGGATGACTCACAAAAAGTCGGTTATTCTGATGATTGGGATCTGTGGTCAAAAGCTTTACTTTTGATTGTTGAAGAAGAACTAATGCTTTTGCGAAAGCAATTTCTCAAAGATAAAAAAGTCACTTCTGCGATTCCAAAGAAACGGATCCGGGCTGTTTACAGGCCAGCCGCCCCTAAGTAGGCGGCTTTTTCTTGTTTTAAATTCAGGTGTCAATAGTATTGACATCCCAAAACACCGTCTCTTTCCTGCACCTTACCACAACCATCACAACTTGTAAATCCCCTCCCAAGCTCATGCGAATTCTCTTTTTTACACCAAACAATAGTCTGAGTCTCTTTCAAAATTGAAATTTTTAACTAGTTTAGTTTTTGTGTTATGTAAACCATATCCAATTATTATTCCGTTCACAAAAAATCTAATTATAAAATTTTTATAAACTATCTTTTCTGTGCCAAAAGATAGAAAAAATACCTCCGATACTCATAAAACTGTCTGCGTCCCACCGGAACATCCAACCATTCATACGGGATTCCTTCCGTGACATTCTTCAAAATCCACTTGTAAATCTCTGGTGCCGCTTTCCTGGCGGTTTCTTCTATGAGGTGAATATCTTCCTGCATCATAGTATTTCTAACCGCTTCCTGGGCCGTGGCATCACCAGAAAGATTACCCTTCGGCATCCCATCATTCACCACTGCCTTCAAACCATACGCATTCTGAAGCTTCTGTTTTTTCTCTGCGTATTGTATGCAAAAGTATTTCAACTCATTGTACTTCGCACGAGATATATTATAATCACTCAGTTTCATATCCCTGGTGAATCTCAAGTTGTTCGTTATACAATTCATTTACCTTTACCACCTTAATTTCATTATTTTTCTATATGCCTTGCATTTTTTGAAAAAATCTGCTAATATGAAAACCTAATTTTAGCAATATAGCTCAGTGGATAGAGCGCGCCTCTTAGAAGGGCAAGGTCGTGGGTTCGAGTCCCACTATTGGATACAATGCACCTAAACATTAGGTGCTTTTTATATGTCCAAAATCACGTAATCTTGCCTTCATGTGTCTGGAGAAACAACTCATACGCTTTAAGCATCATACTGTGTTTTACATACGTGTATGGTTGACTTTTTATCCAGTAATCACGCATCACATCAAGAATTTCTTTTTCACTTTGGATCATACCCTCCAGCGTATTACGATCATATTCGATTGGCTTCACGATGTCTTCTCCCTGCTGCTTTTCGGCAGCGTTTTCTGTTTCATCGGCAGCTGGCGTTTTCTCTGTCTGCTCCTCCAGCCACCCGCACCTGATATTGCAGTCCTCGACACACGCCGCACAACACTGTATTCCATCTATTCCACAGCACGCACAAAAGCCATATTTACTTTTTCCCGTAATACATTTCCTTGGCTCACCTGGAACCGGCTCCTGCTCTGTCTCAAAATACTGGGAAACCTCTGCCTGCTCCACCACCGGCGATTCCTGCTCTTCCTGTTTCGGAATCTCTTCCTCCGGAAAAAGTTGTGACATTACAACCGGGATCACTTCCGGATAATCCTTTTCCATTTCCTGCTGTCCATCGATGTCATAATACGGGATTTCCTTCGGCTTCCGGATCTCCTGGAGCTGCTTTATAGTCTGTTCTGGTGTTGCCTGCTCCCGCTGCTCCTCTGTCATGTAAGCCAACTCCACCAGCTGATAGGTGCTGTAGTCCCGGTACCGGCTGTCCAGCAGTGGGGAATCCCCGTCCTTAGATAACTGCTGGTTTACCTTGATGCACTTACTCGCCCATCCCTTGTCTTTGCCATATTTTTCATGCACATACTGCTCAAAATTCTGATGTCCCTCTTCCTCGTACAGTTTCCCGTCACGGATCCGGCGAAGCCAGTAGCCGATGGCCACATAGTTTCTTGCCGTACTGACCAGGCCGGAAGTGATATAGGACTCCGCTTCCTCAAGGGTCACCGGACCGTTGTAGTACCTCTGCTCCGGCGCAATCTCTGTATTCTGGCTTTCAACAATCTCGTTCTGGTTCTCATTCTCCATCTTCTCACCCCTGTCTTATTACGTTCTATGTAACAGTTCATCGATCAGCCTCTGAGTCCGCTCTGGTGGCGGCGTCTTTTTCTCAATCATGCTTTCGCTGCCAAGCGCTGGCTGTTCCTGTGGTTTCTGGATCTTTACCCACTCTGGTTCTTTTCTCATGTCCTGCAGCAGTCCCATCAAAGCCGGTGGAATCTTGGCATCATCCCGCATGGATTTCACTGCCACCCGGTAATTCCGTACCACATGGGACTGGATCACACTGTTGACCGTGTCCATCTCCATTCCCGCCCACTCCTTCAGATTGCTTGGATTTCCCACGGTCCTCTGAAGCACCGGCGGCAGGGCGGCAAACTCCTCTTCGGCATGGTACGTGGAATTCCGGAGTGCTTTGCTGACCATGGACCAGGCTTCCAGTTCTCCGATATTCTCACGTTTTGTTGCCTGCTGGAGCTTTTCCACCAGCTGGCCAATGCTCGGCGCAAATCCGGCCGTATCCGTCAAAATATAGGTTTTCAACGCTACCACACAAGACTGGTACTCGTACTCCTGGAGCATAACCGCCCAGGTATCTACCGTCCCTCTTAGATCCATCGGTTTCCAATTCGGATAAGCCGCTGACACCATCATCACCAGATGTTTCGCTTCGTCTCTCGTCATACCCTACTCCAATCTACCCCGTTACCGTTTCCAGTGCCGGAGCGGTTACTGTTCTTTTCTTTCTGCAGACGGTCAAAAATGATCCCCTGCCAGTTGCTGGCCATGCATTCCCGGATCAGCTGGGCAACCGCCCAGTCTCCATACCGTTCCGCATTGCCTTTGATCTGGGAAAGCAGGTTCTTAAAACCAGTTTCCTTATAAGCCTGGCGTTTCTCCGCTTTATAGGTCACCCAGTCCTTCACCGCCTCTTCCAGATCCAGGGAGAAGCCACACTCAGCGATCAGCCGGTCTGGTTCGGGCGGCTTGGCCGCAGCGCTTTTCCCTTCTTTACTTTGCTTTCCTTTACTTTTCTTTTCTTTACTTTCCTTTATGGATTTTTCCTGTGAACTATCCACGTTTTTCCGGGAAATATCTTCATTTTTCACGGAATTACCTGCTTGAAGCTGCACTTGAATAAAGGGTTCCGTCGTTTCTTCATCCAAAAGCCAGAAACCCTCTACTTTAACCGGAGTTTTCTTTGCCCGCTCTTTCACGGCAAGCTGAAACCTCCTCTGTATTCCGGGTGAGGTGAGGACAGTGTCCGACAGGAAAAGTTTGCTCTCCAGCAGTGACCGTTCAAGTAAGAATGCCAGCACCTGCTCTATGAACCCATCCGTGAGATTCAGTTCATCGGCCATGATATACTTCTGGTCACTGTCCCAGGTTAAGTAGTAGCCGTTTTTGTAGATCTCACAAAGCAGATAAATATAAACCATGATCCCATTTACCCCATAGCGGGCTTTCAGTATCCGGATCTTATTGTCTGAGAAAAAATCTGTGTCTAACGGAAAGTAATCAAGCCCGCGCTTCTGGGGCCTTGGCATGGTCATCACCGCCTTACTTTCACTTGGTTGGGACCGGCAGACAGACAGGTTCACCGGTCCCCAAAAGGTTATATTCCATGGCATTCAATGTTGTGACACATCATCCTGCCAAAAGGATCTTAGTTAAAAAATGATGCCGCCGGATCCGCTGCTCCCTGCATCTGGCCTGTGACGTCTGCCACGGTCGGATTCTGCTGTGGGATCTCTGGTCTGGCCTCTGCCTGGATCACAGGCGGCTCAAACACGCCGTCCCCATTCTCCACTTCTTCCTCACTGTATAAGCCGGAAAAATTATCTGGAAACGCTTCACGGAGTGCCTGCACCAGCGCCACCTTTCGGATCATGGTGGCTGGCTTCTTGGACCACTGGCTGTTTAAGCTGCCGTCCTTCTTCCTGCCTGCATACTCCTCGAAAGACACCTCAATACGGTACGGATGGGAACGGTCTTTTCGGTAGACCTCCGCGTAACCGCCAAGGATCTCTTCCCCAGAAAGCTTCAGTGTTCCTTTCCGGTATGTAATCGCATCTCCAGTAGTCACAATAATTCCTGCATCAATGCCGTCATACCCCGGCGCACTCTCCGCCCGCTTCATGAATGCTTCCTTACCGACCACCATGGTCGCTGGCTCATTTCCGTACTTGATACAGTACGCCTCCTTTAACCACGGGTTCAGTCCAGCGTACCTGCAGAGATTGATAAACATCACAATCTCCTGCATGGTCACTCGTTCCTTGTCTCCACTCACCAGATAATCACGGACCGTCTGCGGGGTCAGCACAACCTTCTCTCCCGCTACCTCAAACTCCACTTTCTCTGGTTTCTGCTGCGCTTTTGGTGCTAAACTGTTTCCTACTGCCATCTTTACTCCTCCTTCTACTGTTTCGGTACCGGCTCAAACCGGATGCCGTTGCTTCTTAAAAAGTATTTCAGATCATCCAACTGCTTTTCCGTTGCATGGACACGGAAATCCAATACATAGACTGGATCCTGCACCGTCTCAATCGCTTCTTTCGGCGCTGGTGCCAGTTCCTTCTCCTCCATTTTTCTTCCGGCAGCTGCCACCGCCTGGGTTACTGCCTTTCTTCTGGCTTCCTGTTCCGCTTTTCTTCTGGCCATCTCGGCTTCGTATTCTTTCCGCTTCTGCTCCGCGGCTTCCAGGCGGTTTCTCTCTGCCATGGCGGTGCCGATGTCATAGGTCTTTAAAAAGACCTCCTTCATATCTCTGGTATAAGGGCTGTCCACCTCATTTAAGATTGCCAGTCCCTCAGCCACCTTCTGGATCAGCGCCATGATCTCTTCCTTGATGGATTTCATCGTCTTGGAGGCATTGCCATATTCTGGTCTCATCACTCGCTCCCAGGGAAGATATTCCGCCAGATCCTGGATATTCTCCTCATAAAACTCCCGGACCTTGTCCAGCTTTTCCTTCCGCTGGCGCTCCTCGTAATCTTTTACCTGGCCATCGATGTTCTTGATCGCCCTCTGGACGATCCCGGTCAGTTCCTTTACCTGCTGTCCAAAGAGTTCATCCGGTTCCAGAAGTTTCTTACGGATCTCGGTTCGTTTTCCCTCCAGGGCATCCACAAACTTATTTAACTTTGCCCGGTCAGCCTTTGCCGCCTTGATCGTGTCATCCGTGTAAACAGAAGTTTCATACTCCTGAGCCGCAGCAGTGATCTCCGCTTTCAGCTCCTCAAAGTTCCAGTCAATCCGCTGGATAAATCCCGCGTCCTGCGGGCTATAAATCTTCAGTTCCATACTTTATCTCCTTCATTTTTAAATTACCGGAAGGATCAGATCCGGCCTATGTCCACTCTCTACACATTCCCAAAACCTTCTCTCCGCCTCCACCAGCATTTTGATATCTTCTTCTACTTCGCTTCTCTCAATGAAATAGTGCTTTTCCTTGATGATCAATTCACCTTTCCACTCGCTTTTTAGCCTAGCCTTCAATACCGCGAACTCATACTCCGTCACTGCCAGGTAATGCAGGATCTGGCAGTAATAATTATCTGGAATCCGGTCATGCCACTTCTCCCGTTGCATGCTCTGAAGGATATTGGTAGTCTTGATCTCCAGAATCCCATGCCGGCCATTCTCATCGATCAGCTCTCCGTCCAGGGACGCATGCATCCATGGGTAATCAGAATTAAGGAACATATTGTTTTCTTCATACAGAACCTGGTACCGGGGGAAATCCAGAGCGAACAGAGTGCGGATATGCTGCTCCGCCTCTGTTCCGTATTTCACATAGGATTTATCGGAAATATCCTCCGGGATCACCAGGCCCGTTTTTTCCTCCCATAACTGGATGTTGTCCTTATAGGGATTCATGCCGACGCACACGCTCGCATCTGAACCGCCGATGTGTCCTTTTCTTCCTTCCAGCCATTCTTCCCGGCTCTGGAATACAGTCCTGGTGACCATTGTTTCTCCTCCTCGCAGTCGCACTTTTCTCCAGGATCCAGCCTGGCTCCACAGTGCTTACAGACATATCCATACATCGCTACACATCCTCCTCCGGTTCAATCCCGACAATCGCTTTCACCAGTTCCTTACTGATTGCCTCACCCTTGGTATAGGCCAGTACCGCAGCCAGGGCATTGATCCGTCCCTGAAGCATCAGGGTCTCCTCGTTAGCATTTTCTGGAATAAAAGCATCAGTCCTCATTTCGTTTTTCCTCTCTTCTCTTCCAGAACTGTCTTTTTTAACGCCTTAGTTACTTCCCCTAACAGATGAATATATGTAAACTCTCTAAGCTTTGGATCTTCCAAATGACGCATCGTCACCTCAACCACAATCCGCCCCAGCATTATCATAAAATCTTTCGGATGAATATCACCAACACCTGCTATCAAAATTTGAGCTCCACTCTCGATTTTCTCAAATGTGGCTGCAAGGACAAACTCACCGTCCAGCTTCGCCTCTGTCTGTCCATTTTCCTCAACGGTTACCTTTACCATCTTGATTTTCCTCCAATCTTCCTCTATACTGAGGTTGAACATATTCATTGTTTCCGGACTCGTTCAGTTGCCGCTGACGGGTCCATTTTTTATAGCTCCGGCACCGGTAATCCCGGTCCCGCTCCCAGCACCAAGTCTTACATCCACACCCGGCACAGGTATTCGCTTTTCATAGGCCCCACCTCCTTTAAAAGATTCTCGATACTGCCATTACCAGAAGCAGTAAACCACCTAAAAACAACACTCTCTGGACCAACCAGTCCGTAAACTCCATCAGATCCATAATGCCCTCCACACTGCCAGCATGACCCCGATCGGTACTCCAACCAACATCCCCAGAAGCACCGACTTGATAACCTCCTTGATTGCCCGGAGCCACGCCTGTTTTCTTAACCGTTCCTGGTGGTACTCCTGCCGGAGCTTGTCCCAGGACATCACCTTCAACGTTCTCATTTCTCGTTTTTCTCCTCTTTCACCAAGTAGATCCAGATTCCCGGGTCACCATGCCCTTCGATCTCAATCCCCCAGCTCTCAACTTTGCGGTCTTTAACATCTAGCCACCATTCTTCCAACGTGATGCATGTCGATCTATAATGGTTTGGATTGTCATCAGAAAGGAACTCCTGCAACCCAGCTTTTGATCTTGCCCATTTAGGAAGATCATAATAATCATAGCTTGCCTCCCTACAATAATCCCCGAACGCATCATGCACTGACACACAGACACCGCCACCAAAACTTTTCAGCAAATCTTTCAGTTTCATGCTTTGTCTCCTCTCCTAACTTGTCCATCACAACCGCCATCAGGCGGTCTTTCTTCTGTATCCAGCAAAATTCATCACCGTATCGCGGATCTTTTCCGCCATCTGCTTTTGATCCTTCACCGTCAATTCAGAAAACGGAGTTTCTTTCCCGCCAATATCCAATGCATTAATCACTTTGATTTCTTTCATCTCAACCACCTCTATGTAAGTTATGCAGGTGCTGGTATGTACGGTTACTACTCAGTCATGGTTCAAATCGCCCTCTGTTGCGAACAGATAGTTCATAAATAAAATCCTTTCGTTTGCCATAGGCGGAAACCCACTACCTTTAGGTGGTGGGAGGAGCCTTGTTAACTGTTACCCAATATGCTACAATAGC